GCCCCTTTTGGTAGTTCTCAAATGCTTGCTTTTGAGCCTGCTGCTGCTGTGCAACTTGCTCAATGGCCTCGTTGCGACGCTTGTCGTGCAGTTCGCCAGCGGTATCGCGAAGGATGGCGATACGCGCCTCAATGGCATCCACAATCTCCTCGTCGGCCTCCGGGTCGGTCAAAGCCTCCCACTGCTCAGGCTTAATCTTGCCCGGCAGGTAGGTGTCGATAAGGATGCGGTCGTCAAGGTCCTTGCTCTCCTTGTTCTCAAAGGCTACCTTGGGCAGCTCCTTGATGTAGTTCTGGGCATCCTCGATTTTGCCCTCAAAGGCAAGTTGAAGTGCGCGGTACATAGAGGGAGGAAGCTTGTCAAGGCTCTCTTTCAAAGGAGCAACCTCTTCGTACTGCTTCTTAATCAGGTCAGCCTGCGCGATCTTCTGGTCAATTTCTGCCTTAAAGGCAACAGGGTCCTCTGCTCCGTAGGTCTGCTTGAACAGATTCTTTGCCTCATCGCTCCACTGAATAGCTGCTGGCTTTTGTTCGCCAAGCATCTCGTTCAGCACCGATGCGTAAGGGTCCGTAGGTTGGGAATTACCATTGGAATTTACAACGGGAGCAGACTCGGTCTTTTGCTCGGAAGCCGCAACTGGCGCGGGTTCCGCAGGGGTTTCTACCACGGGAGGAGCTTGGGGTGTTTCCGTGGAAGCTTTCGGCTGGGCATACGCCTCCTTTCGCTCGGCCAACGTCGGGCCAAGGATTTGCGCCAGAGCGTCACCGCTAAGGCTTTGGGTATCAGTCGTTTCAGTCATGGTGCAAAGATATATTGTGTTCTTGCTTTTTGTTTTTCAGTGTTTATAGCCCCGGCGAAATGGCTTGTCCAAGTTCAGAATCAGGTTTCATCCACTCGCTTTCTGCCTGACGATATGGCTGATCTGCCTTCTGCTGTAGTTGGGCAAGTTTCAAATCGCTACTGTTTTCTTGCTTTGCAAGTTCCATCTGTTGCTGGTCAATAGCAGCCTGTTCCTGCGCCATTGCTTGCTCTGCCATCATTACCTGCTGCGCCTGTGCCTGCTGTGCGGCAGCTTCCGCCGCCTGCTTGGTGAACTGACGAGCAGCAGCGTAAACGTCATCTGGAACAGAGCGACCCATGAGCTTGGCAGCGGTGGTCGGGTCAAGCATACCCATCTGCATAAGCTGCGGGATGACCTGCTGGTCGGTGATGGTGCGAAGCTGTGCGCCATCAGGGGCCAAGGAGATTTTAACACGGAACTGTTCAAGCTGCATATCTTCCGTGGTAATCAGCGCGGTCATGTCGTCCTCTCCAACCATCTGGCTCAACAGCCAAGGGCGACGAGAATAGAACTGCTTGCCAGCCTGTGCGTTGAACTGATGTATCTGCTTGTACAAGTCCGCAATGGCAGCATAGAACGGCTGCTGCATCACGCCAGCCTGCTGAAGCTGAAGCTGGAGGGTTCCCACAAGCTGACCGCCGCCTGTTGGTGCGCCGTAGTTGCTCTCGTACACGCCAACTGCGCTTTCCGCAACGCTCTTCACCTGCGGTAGCAAGCCAAGCATATTGTAGAACGAAGCGCCCGGAGATGCGTCAATCTGGCCGGATGCGTTCTGCAAGCCGCCAAGCATTGCAGCAGGGACAACGATGGTGTCCCCCTCCTTGACCTTCATGTTCAACTCCTCCTCGTCCATGTTGGAGCCGTCCACGGCCTCCTTGGCCAAGAGGACGCTCTTTCCACCGGCCTTACGCATCCTCCACGCAATGTCGGATGTAATCTGGTTCATCCACCGCTGCGGGTCACGGGCTGCTGTCAGCGGGGCAACAACGTGGCCACCCAAGTAGCGCCATGCCGAGAACTTAATCGGAAACTTGACAGAATATACGTCATCGGCCTCTGCCTCCTGCAAGGGATACATACCGTAGTCCATGACCATATCCCCTACAACGCCCACGCTCGGCAACCCGCTGTTGAGCGGAGGGGCGGGGGGAGCCTCGTTGGGGTTGTAGGGGCGGTTCTTGGTGTAGCCGCCGGGGAGATACTCCCAAGGGATCATAGAGCAGTAGCGGACCACTTCAATGGCCCTGCGCTGCTTTTTGGCTTTTAGTTCGGCAGCGGTCCAAGCACGGGTGTACTGGTTGTCTGGCGGGTCAATAAGGTCCTTCTCCGTAAAGGCTGGCTCCCCAGTGTCGGGGTCATCCTCGTTGATGGTGACATACTGTGGCATACCATCCTTTTCAACAAAGCCCCGGTCCACGTACTTCATGTCCTTCCAGTACATGGTAAAGACACGGGGACGGGACTGAGGCCAGCCAGCGTTAAAGTTGTAGCCACCCGGCAGGATACGCGCCCAGTTGTCAAGGGCATAGATCTTGTCCTTGATCGGGTTCCAGCGTTCTGCGATGCCAGACACGTTCATCAGGGGGCAGGTGTAAACGAACTGTCCGTCAGCGAAGTCAGGACGCATAGCAGAAGTATCCCAGCCCACTTCCCTTGGCTCACACACCTCCCACTCAAGGTTGTTGCCATTGACAAAGCAGTGCGCGGCGGCTACGCCAGAGAGGGCCATATAAGCAGCGGTGACACGCTTGGTGTCGTCCAGCTTGCTGCGCTCGGCTATCATTGCCATGAGGCTATTGGCACCACGGATGATGTGGTCCTGATAGGTCATGTCGAATATCTTCTCGGTCTCCTCCGGCGATGGAGATACCCCCTGCTTGGCCATCGCAGTGGCCATCATTGGACCAGCACCCGCAGCCTCGCTCATCAGCATCGCCTTTAGGAATGCGTCCTCTCGGCGGGTTTGGGCCAAGTACTGGGTCACGGGTTCTGCCTTGGCAGAGATGGAGATGTTGTCAACGGCTCCGACCATGCGGGTCAGCATGGGGGAGACGATGGGGAACTTGAAGGGGATACGGCTCGTCTGCGAGGGGCCGTCGCCAAGGAACATACGGACATCCTCCTCCTCGCCCCACCGCGAGTCGATGGCGTACTCCATATTGCTGGCGTAGTTGCCACGGTAGTACTCAATCCATGCGCCAACCTGACGAGACAAGAAGTAGCGGGTCCACAGCGCATGATACCGCTCATCCTTATCCTTTTCGGGGATGGTCATGCTCGGTGGGATCTGCGTGGCAATAGGGATCCACGTCCAAAACCCGCGATTGTTCGTCGTTGTTGGAATCATCGCCTAGACTGTCTAAATGATTTTACTGAGCCATCGAGTTCGTCAACAATGGTGTTCTCATGCTCGACAACTCCAAACCCACCTTTTTCAAGGGCTTTAGAAGTCTCCTCAAGAAGACGCCAGATGCCCGGAGCGCGTTTGCTCCAAGATTCCTGTTCTTCGATGTCCATTGTATTTATGTCAACAGCAAGCATTGCCTTGCAATTGTCCCTAACTCTTTGGGTGTAAAGATAGTTCTCAATACGGGCGGCAAGGTTGAAGGACTCCATCCGCTTAAAAGCAGATTTGACGTTGTCTGGGAACCCAGCCTTGAACTCCTTTAATTTCGACTCCCTCTGCTGCTCTGTAGGGTAGGATATCCTCACACAAGCCTCAAGCTTTTCAGAATCCTCCTTGTCGTAGTACGGAGACGCAGCGCAACGAAACCACCAAACGAACAGAAGGTCGTGGCTCTTGATGGCCTCCGGACGGAACTCCGAATACTCTATAAGTTCGGGATACTGGACCCGTAGGTCTTTTCCGTTCTTGGGGGCGAATATCAGATAACGCCTCTCCAGCATCTTTTCGATTATCTCCTCGTTCATGTGTACTTGATTTCAACTTTTTCAGTAGCGTAGTAAGGGATAAGATTGGCTCCCCTCCTTAATACGCGCCTTGTCTTGTACTGCTTTGTTTCTGCCGAGACCTCCTGCGGCTGCTTGTTGACGCAGCGGGAGCAGAGTTCTGCGTATGCGATAGAGTAGACCAAGTCGTCATTGTAGACGTTCTTGTTCATGGTCCCCCATACCACGGAGCCATCGGGCTTGGACTCCACGGAGATGTTCCTCACCTGCGACCAGAAGTCGTAGTACCAGATGTTCTGGCCATAGGTGCGGATAAGGTCTGTGACATCCCCGTACAGAGATTCCTTGCGGCTTCCCTTGCCACCCTTGAGGTCAATGCCATAGATGTGTGCGCCACCACGATACTTGGGGAGCAACTCGTTCTTGAGCATCAGGGAGTCCCTCAAGGAAAAGACGGGGGAGGACTTGAACTCAACGTACCTGTGGCCTACGTTTATCTCTACGAGTTCCCTGCAAGCCTTCTGGCCGTAGTTGCGGTAGTACATCCCCATTAGGATGCCCTGTACGAACAGGTCTGAAGGGAACGATGTACGGGCGTTCAGTGTGCAAGCCACCGTTGGGATGAACACTGAGTTTTCTCCCTGCTTTACCTCTCTTGCCGCTGTGTCCCAGATGGCTGACGAGAAGCGCGAAAACCCTCCGTCGTTCTGGATGGGGTCTGTCCCTTGGAAGTAGCGGTGCGCCCATGTGTTTACCGGGGGCAGGAACATCTTGATGGGCGCCTCAATGTCGTCCGCTGGTGACGGAACCCACCTGACACCCTTTACCGGGTGAGGGAAGTGAAGGTCTGTGAGCCTTACAGACTCGTCAAAGATTGGCTCAAACCTTCCGGGCACAGGGGCTAGACCCCTCTTGTGGCACTCGTTGATGATCCTGTTCTGCTGTTTTACGATTATCTCCATCGGGACCAGCGTCTTATGGCTGGTCATAAAAGCATCGTCCGGCTTGCTGGGGTAGTGGGCGCAGAACAGAGACAGACGCTCGGTGGCGGACAGCCCCTTGGTCTCCTCGGTCTGACCACGCAAGTACTTGGCCTTTTGCTTGTTGTAGAACTCGCGGGTCATGCCCGGTCGGCAGGTCCAGTCCATGAACACAGGGACCCACCCGCCAGTATCCTCCCCTCCCTCCCAAGCAGCGAGAAGTGACTTGAAGTCATTCTCAAATGCTCCCTGACCCGTGTTATTGGATGAGCCAGTTCCCCAAGCGAACGCCTGACGTACTAGTTCAAAGCGACCCTTCGCCTTGTTGAACTGGTACATGGTAGGGTCAATTTCGCTCTTGATGGTCTGGTACGTCGGGATGTTCTGCGCCTCGTCAAATAGTGACCAAGTGGGAGTTCGACCGTTGACGGTCATGCTGTCCTCGGCAGAGAGCAGGCGGAACTCGGAGATGTCACGACCCTTCTGTGCCTTGGTGTCTCCGGGGTCAAAGTCCATGATGGCGCTCTCGGATGAGAACCCCTTGCTTACGTCCACCTCCCCGATCATCCAGTTTGGAAGGTGCTGGAAGGTGGACTGGAACTTGTCGCGGAACAGGGTCTTACCCGTGCCGTCCTTCTTGTGTACCATGAACACCCCGCTGAACGATGAGCGCACAACGCTCTCAAGAGCGGCCATAGCCATCATCGTGGATGTGATAGCAGCCTGACGGCCTTTTACCAAGTCAAAGCTGTTCCCACGGTCTACAAGGAATGCAAGCAGGGCCTGTGCCGTTGATGCCTCGTATGGGCGACGACCGCCTATGAACCCATCCTCCTTGATGGAGACGTATTTGTTAAGCCCGTAGAGCTTGTTGTCTGCGATGCGGGCCAGTTCCTGACGCTTCCACTCAAAGCGAGAGATGGGGTCGATGTCCGCCAGCGTCCGCTTATCCTCAAGCCACCTCTTTGCCTGCTCTATGTATACAAAGAACGGCTCGTAGGGTATGATGGAGTCAAAGCGCGGGATGTGGGAGTTGATAAAGTCCCTGAAGCCCTTGTCTGCGTCCTCTGCGCGGTCTGGCCTCCAGTGGTGCTTTTGGATGTCAACGTCTTTCCACTTTTCAATCCATGAATCGTGGATTTTGCTGTAATAGCTGCTCCCCTCAAGGGGCTTGCCAGCGTTTTCGCCCTCTGTTATGATGGGAATGTCATACAGCCAAAGGTGGGCCTCCCCGTTGTCTGGGATATCCTCATACTCCTGCTGTGGGCGAACGGATACCTCTTGTTTCTTTAATTCTTCAGAGAACCCAGCAGACCTTACCTGCTGCTTATGTTCGCTGGTAAGCGATACACCTTCCGAACTCAGCTTGAGCAAAAGTTCGGCAGTATGCTCCTGTATGGACTTTCTTGTTTCGATTCCACAAAAATAGATACAAAGTATTGAGTATCAGCAATTCGGTGTTACATTTGTTGCATGGACAACATGGACATCTCCTGCGACGGCTTTGCGCTTATGGAGCTTGAGCAGTGCGATGGACTGATAGTAATCTACTACAAAGATGCCAGCACCCTATAGGTTCAATGTGGTCGTAGCAAACGCAGAAATTGTGTTTGAAAATGCAGTAACTGGTGACCTTGAGTATGCCATCAATCTTTACACTGTTGTAGATGTTACAGCGCAAGTAAAGCAAGTGAGGGTGTACGGCCTTGCAAATGGAGACTCCCCTTGGCTCCCATCCAGCGGCGACAACCCTTGGAGCAGTGTTGCAAACGATGCAACCATGCTGCAAGACAATTGGCCTGACCCTGCATCAGCATTTCCAGACGGGCTTGGGCCAACTAATAATACTCAAATCTCTAGCAAACCCTCACAATATCAGCAATGGTTTGTCCGCATCCACTTGAATGACCAGCGGTTTATGGACATCCCAATGGGCAAGGTTGCCAATCAAGCGACTTGGGCGAATGATTCGGCGGGGGCCGGTAAGTGTATCGCCGACATTCTTGCAGAGATTGCTATGCCTTAACAGAGTCAATCTCCACCATCAGCGCCATCAAAGCGTTGATAGCCCCTTGAATCTCCGCAACCCTCATGTAATCCATGGGGGTTGTCCTTTCTTCGGTGTCTACCACCTCGCTCCATTGGGCGTTGAGCTTGTCAATACGCGCCAGAATCATGTCTTTAATTGCTTTGTTTTCCATTCCACAAATATAGATAGGTGTCGTGCTTGGATAAAAATTCTTGCACTGCTTTCGTAACTCGCTGATTATCAGTATATTTGTACCACTAAACCCAAAGAACAATGATTATTCAGTTCAACAGCACTTCTGGCGAGGCGGTGAACACCAACTTTGTCACCCCGCAAATTCTGGCCACCGTGGGTCCGTTCAGCAAGCTGATCACCTACCCCACCTACGCCAAGAGTGGCGACTACAGCTACAGTGGTCCCTATTTTGGAGAAAACCCCGGCCCTAACTACAACCCGGGCGCTCCGACCGCCACCAACCTGTTCGGCAACACCGAGCCGGTGGAAGGTCAACTGACCGCCGACTACGACAGCGGTGAGGGTATTGTGAAGGTTGGCCCTACTGGTAGCGTTCTGTTCCCGCTGGGTCAGGGTGGCACTTACCTTGGCTTCTACAGCCCCACGGGTGTGCTGTACACCAAGTGGAAGATGAACAGCGCCTCCGCTGCTGCCGATGCTATGACGGAGATTGCAACCGCTCTCGGTGCTGGCGATGCCATCCTCGTCATCGACGCTGACGGCAACCCTGTTCCTTAATTCATTCCCTTCTATATATGCAGAGGCCCCCGGAAGGGGGCTTCTTGCTTTATTAGATTTGTGGGATGAAACAAGTATTCCCAGACTTCAGAACCCCTGCCTCGGCTAGGGAGAAGATTGACAGGAGCAACATCACCACAAGTGACATTGTCTCTGCGCTTGTCGAAGTAGACAAGGCCATAACGCGGTTTGAGATAGAAGCAGAGAGCAAGTACGGGATGTACGTCAACAGACGCATCGACGACATGATCTCGCTGCTTGAAGACCTCAAGCGTCGCGTTAACGATACTCGCAGGGCCATCAACATAGCTGACGGGAGGGTTTAGACCACCGACATAGGCTTCTGCTCTTCAATCTCCTTGCTTTCCTCTGCCAAAGCCTCCTCGTTCTGCTTGGTAAGCTGGTTGACGGTCTCAATGACCTGAGCAAACTCTTCGGGGTGATTTACCAGCATATGGTACACTACGTTGCGTACCATATTGACGCTGTAGTTGCCCGACATCTTGATCTGCTCCCCGTCATCGCCGGAGTACATGGAGAACACCTCCAAGCTGTGCTTCTTGGCGTGTTTGTAAACCTGATCAACCAAGATGTTGAGTTTCTGTCTGTTTTGCTTGTCGTTAGGCATGGTCAGTCTTTCTTTTTACCCTTGTATCGTGCCAGCATCCTACGGCCCTTGGCAACTGCCGAGGCTTTATCGCCGTAGTGCCCCCACGCCTCCAAAGATAGCTTTAATCGCGTCTTCTTGCCGTCCTTCATCAGTGGGCCAGCGGCGGAACCCATTCGGACCAAGAACGAACCCTTACGGCGCATCTGTTCAGGGGACGATGGTGCGCCCTTGACAGGAGCCTTGAGGTTGCTCCCGGTCTCGCGGTTATACTTTGCCCGTCCAGCGGCAGAGAGACCGCCCTTGGGGTTCTTGTGTTCCTTGCGGAGGTTTACTTGGTCTGCCATGGATAAGTCGTTAATTGACAAATTTACTGCTCTTCCTCTATTTGAGCGACATCATATATTGACGTAAAGGTGCCAGTTGCTGGGTCATAGGTGTCACCAATGCAACGCTGGTCCTCTGGGTCCGGGATCAAGAAGTCATACGGAAGCGGGTATACCAACTCCTCGCCCTCCTCAATAAGGACGATGTTTTGCACCGCGTTGTTCTTTACTACGCAAATCCTGTTCATCACGCATAAACTTCATATACAAGGAGAAATCCATTGCCGCCCCCTCCAGAGGCTCCCCGTGTGCCTGTCTGTGTGCTACCACCGCCACCACCGCCTGCTGCACGTCCGCCTGCCGCGCCTGTGCCACCAGCCGTTGCGCCCGATGCTCCACCGCCACCGCCACCACCCGTGCCGAGGCCGATGGTGGTATTCACGATGCCGAGGAAGGGGTCGAGATAGATGTCGCTCACGCCAGCGGTACCGGCACTTCCACCGAAAGCACCACCAGCGCCGCCTGTGGTCAGGCTACCACCTTGGTAGCATCCACCACCATCTCCACCCGCCGTGCCTGTGCCTGTGGTGTTATTCCATCCACCACCGCCGCCACCGCCAGCGGCACCAGAAGCGATGGGTGATGTCGTTATGCCACCGCCAAGGGTCAACACGCTTGCGATCACAGCACTACCAGCCAGCGGGTATGTCGCAGGCTCACGCCTACCACGTCCCCCCGGTGCGCCACTTATCGCCGATCCGGTCAAGGGTGTGCAGAGTAGCGCACTACCACCAGCCACCTGTACGGGGTTTGTTCCGGAGCCTGCATTGCCGCCGTTGCCACCCTTGGCCTCGACGTGTGCGCCGAATAGCGTTGCCCCACCGGCAGCGCCAGCGCCAGTTGCCACGCTAACAGCGCCAGCGCCAATTGAATAGGTTTCTGTCAGCCCAAGCGATGCTGCCGGTATCCACAGCCGCACAATGGCACCACCACCGCCACCGCCGCCGCCGTAGACGGTCGTTGTTACATTACCAGCACCACCTGCTCCACCTGCACCAGCAGCGAACACCCACACGCCCTTGAAGGATGGCGATATAGGCTTGTTCCACGTCCCCCCTGTGGTGTACTCGTGCAGCACGTTGGCTGGGCTACCGATACGTGGGACCGCAAATGAACCTACGCTCATAGGTTGCTGATGTTAATGGTCACGCCAATGTTGGCAGTGGGCAGGTTCTGGGCATAGACCTTGACGCTTCCCGCTGCGCTGTCCGTCCTTGGGAGTATGCCAGCGGCAATGACCGTGGAAATATCTGCGTTGTCGGGAATTACATCCACAATGGAAGCAGCGGTGATGTTGGCGTTGGCCAAGTCCTGCTCGTACAAGCCGCTGACAAGCGACCAGCCAGCGGTGGTCAGGGTGAGCGAACTCACCTGTAGTATCTTTTTGCTTACGTCAAGTACTGTCCTTGCGTCTGCGGGAGTTTTATTCTCCCATACACTAAGGACAGAGTTCCAATAGAGGCCACAGGTATTGGTGGCTGGGGTGGTGATGAGTACGTCATGTAGCTCATTCAACTCAAACCCGTTGAGGGGGTCCACGTAGATGATGCCAGCCCCTCCCGCCTTCTTAATGCAGTACCCCACCCGCACCATGTGGTCGGGGGCTACTGGCTTGACGTTGGTGATCTGTCCAGCCACAGTTGGAGACAGATACAAGACATCCCCCTCGTTAAATGAGTTGGTATTGATGCTCCTTATCAGACCACGGGTAATGACGTACCCGCTGGCATTGTTAGCGATCGGCTCCGAAACAAGGCCAATGGTCTCTGCGCTGTTGGGGTCTCCGTCTCCTTGGGCCAAGGCTATCTTTAGCCGTGTGCCGCTTGACCCATTGACCCTGACCACCTGACCCTTGGTCATAGGGCTTCCGGTGTCGTTGTAGCACAACACGTGGAGGTCGGTGCCAAGCAGCGCAGTGACATTGCCACCGGCTAGACCAGCTTGGGGGGAACCTTCGGTGCTGTCCCACAGCATACGGCCAGCAGCGGGTGCGCTGGTGGGGGTGGTGTCAAAGTCTATTGCGTCAACCTGCCCCAGCTTGCCGTTGTCGTCCAACAGAACTGTGCTGTTCTGGATCAGCTTACCCGTGGCAAGGTTGAACCTAGCAATGGCATTGTCCGTGGAGGACGCGGGGCCGACCACGTCACCAGTTCCACCACCACCAGTGCCATTAGCAGCCAACGTCACCCTGCCCTTGGAGTCAACGGTGATGTTAGCGTTGGTGTAACTACCGGGGGTTACTGTCGTGTTAGCCAGCGTGGCAACTTGGGAGCCGGTGCCGGGGCCAGCGGTAACGTCACCGGTAAGTGCAGTAATCCCACCAAAGGGAAGAACCCCTGCGATGGCAGAGATGTCCTTGACCGCCTCCACGGCCCCCTCAAAGCTGTTCCTCCAGAACCTCTGGTTGGTGACGCTGTCAAGGGGGATGGGGAAGGTGTTGGCGTTGGTGTCGGTGACGTACACCGTGTACAGGCCACCATTGAAGTTGATGTTGGGCTGGAACTCCTGCCAGACGCGACGGATGTCAGCGCCAGCGACGGTAACGATGTTACCCGCGCTGACTATCTTGACCTTGTCGCTCTCGACATATACTTCCATGTGTCAGTTGTTACAGTAGTACCACCAAGCACCCTGTGCCTCAAAGGTTACAAATATAGCAGTATCTTCCAACATGGAAGAGGAGTCAGGGGTGTTTACTGAGGTACAAGCAAAACCCGTCCGTAGCTCTCCTACGTCACTAATCCCCTGATCCTCAGGGGGTAAAACTATGCCATATTCGCACACTTTGCACAGCCTATCCAAAAGTTTTTGGTTCCAATTCCTTTGTATCTTTGTGCAAACAACACGCTCTGTGTGAAAACTACACGCTATGAACGAAGACAAGATCACTGAGATGAACGACCGCATGACCATCACCGAGACATACATCGAGAACTACGTCCAGCCACTGGCAGGGAGCGTGGAGAGGTTGGTTACCTTCATGGACCAACTGGAACTCCGTATGTCCAAGTTGGAGCAAGCCATCCAAGAACTCAAGGAGCAGGCAAGCGAGAACGACTCAGACTTTGCCGCCATCTTCCGCAAGCTGAGTGAACTCGCACCAGCATCCGAAGTGGTAAAGGGATAGGCAAATACACAAGTCAATGAGCAGGGGAACTGGTTATATCAGTTCCCCTTTTCTGTTAATGACATAAAGCAAAACACTCAAAATGCTTTTGCTTTCGTTTTGCTTTATTTTGCTTTTGTTTTGCTTTTTTGCTTTTTGC